CTCCAGCGGCGTCCATTTCGCTGGTAAATTTACTACTATCCGCAGTGAGTTTTACAACAAGTTCTTCCAGGGTTGTCATTTCGGTTTTCTCTTGTCTATTCCGCCAAAGGTTATATTGAGTGTTTTAACAGCAGTAACCATATCATCAACGGTTTGCTCTGGTTTCTCTTTTGTATTATTTTCAAGTTTTGGCATGAAATCCTGTATCTTCTTTGGCTCTTCCTCTGGACTACGTAGTCTATTAGAAATAGTGCAGGCGGTTTGTGCATGCCCCAACATTTCTATTTCATAACCAAAAGGTTCAAGTTGTTCAAAAGCCATCCACTCCATCAGTTCTTTGCTGCTGATCCTGCTCAACAGTTCAGCGACTGTCATACCTAGCGCCCGCGCAAGGCGAAAATAAAATCGTCTGTCTGGACGCTCTACAAGTTTTTTCTTAGGTTCTCAATGTCGCTTTTTGTTAAACCACTCAACCGTTGAGCAATCTCGTAAAGGATAGACAACACGTAAGAACTTTTATTATCAATTGCGATAATATCCTTTTCGGTAAATAAGAGCTTTCCGGTCTCATCGCAGATGGTGAGGGCAAGCAATTTCGCCCGCATGTATTTATAAGTAACCTTGCGCTTGCCGTCCTCTTTTATCTCAATGATGGATTCTTGGAATTCTTCATTGGCGATACCAGAAAGACCTTTTACGTAAATATCCCCGCCCCATTCAGGAACACTCACTTTTTCTTTTTGGATGTCATTCGCTTCAAGAATTTGTTCTCGTGTTAGTGTCATTTATTAACCTTTTTTCTCAGTCCATATAACTTTTTTGATGGTTTTTAATATTCTTTTATTGCCATCATTAATATATTTTCGTATTGTTACGGTAACCGCCTCGTTAGGTCCGGAATGCAGATCAATGGTACTCACATCTTTTGGATCTTCCCCAAATGCTCTGCATAATTCACGTCCCCATTCGCTAAAGCCAACTACTTTTTTCATATTAACCTCTATGCCGGAGGCGTTACTACGCCAGATGGAGTGATGGTTACTGATGCTGACATTTTTCCAGCAACAGGTTCTGATGGATCAAATCCGGTTACATAGGCGCCGGCATAAGCCCAAATCTGACCACCGGGAAGTACGATTGTAAAATCAGTAACTTTAGTCTTTGCCACCATATCCGCAATTAATGCCTTATGAGTAGCATTGTCTGGATCGTAGTTGATGTCTACTTTGATTTCGGATGATTGGAGAATGGTTGCCGCTTTTTCGTCAAAACCGCCTGTTGAGTCATGTGCAGTTACGTCCTCCATCCCCAATTTTATTCCACCGCCAGAAATACTGTTTACACTTGCGACTGTAGTCGCTCCCCTTTTTAGTGCTGTTCCAAAAGCCGCTAACCCACCCATAATTTACCTCTTTCTTTTTTTAGTAAGTGCCAGTCAATACAGGCACTCCCGTAATATCAAATGCAACCGATGCTGTTATTTTTCCAGCCACCGGCTCACTCGGTTCAAAACTGGAAACATAGGCATCAAACGAAAACATGGTATGTCCTGCATCTGGTAATCTCAATTGGTATGCACCCAGCAATTTATTAATTTTCCTGTATAAAATTCCGGTAGACGCATCATGCGTTGCATTATCAGGATCATAGTTAATATCCAGTTTCATTTGTCCGGTGCGAATAATCGTTGGAACGCATTCACTGAATCCGCTGGTGGAATCGTGTGTGGTTACATCTTCGACATCCACTTTCATATTAGGTCCAACAGGAGCGGTCGCATTCGCGATCTCTGTATATGCAATTCCAGCAACGGTAGCCGTTGAGGTCGTATCATCCGTCATGCCGGTGGCATCCACCACTTCAAGCGCCAAGTTCATTCCAACTTCATTGGCTGCCGGCAGCAATGCGGTTACGATCACGTTTGCTCCATCGACCGTAGCCACAAAATCAGCCAGGAAGTCAGCATTAAGATTTAATGCAACTACTATTTTTTGAGCAACGATTGCTGATGTATCTCCCAACAAAACGGCAACATCCACGACCTCTGTTCCACCACCTAAAAGTGCTGATGTCATGGTCGCATGAATGTCGCCTGACCCAGTGATCGCGCCGGTGGGACATACCACCGTGGCGGTAATTACCTGTCTTTGACCACTCATTAATTTAGTAGAAAATGCAGCTAATCCAGACATATAAAATCCTTTCTAACTTACTGGTTCATTGTGCCAAATGATAAAATCCAGTGCGCGCATATATCGTTCAATTTCTGGTTCATTGCTTTCATAACCACCAGCCGGAAGTATCGCTTGACAAACAATAGTATTTGCACCTGCGCCAATCGTTCCCTTGTGGCATGTCATGCATATCCTGATAGCTTCTATTAAATCCACCACTTCATCAGGACTTAATGCAAAGCCAGTTATTTGGTATCTTTTAATTCCAGTTCCACTCATACCATCATGTGCAATCATACTGTCCGGAGTGATTAATTGATAAGTGATGGCTGGTAGGGTTGGATCTTGTGGTAGTTTTATTGGATATATCCTATCTCCAACGATTGCAGCCACAGCAGCATTGTTAGCCAACAAATAATAAATTCCTTCTTCAATGGTCAGTGTCATTTTTTGGCTGCCTTATCAATCAAAACCTTAAGTGCCTTTCCGAAAACTTCCAACGCTTTTTGTTTCTTGTTATCAAATGCTGGCCGCAGATAAGGATGAGCTGGTTGATTATATGTTCGTCCCAAACTATCCACTCCAACAAATCCAAATTCCTGACGCGCAGCATAGACCAGATTCGTACCAATTAACACAGATGCTTTATCATCGTCTATTTCTTCTCCGCCAACATCAGAATATTGTCCTGCAACGTCATTTGTTGAAAATCCAGGCGAAGTTTCTTGAGCATGACCACCCACATGGATCGATCTTTTTAATGTGCCGGTTATATAGGGGGCTGATACCTTTGCTTCGTTGGAAATTTCTAATGCTCCGGCCACCAACGCGGTAGAAATTACCTTCCCTCTACTGATTTTTTCGAGAGCGTTCAATTTATTCATAAGATCAGATAAACCGATAATTTCTGATTTCATTTCGCAATCCTTACGGTTAATCTGGTCTGGATGTTTTGTCCATCGTGTTCAATGCCTAAAATGTCATAATTAATAGAATTGATCACGGCTCTCATTTTGGCAGTGATGGTCTGATAATAACCGCGCAAAAGCACGATCTTATCTCCAATGGTATATGTTTGATTCTGCTGTTTTATTTCATTTACTTTGGCTGGTGCTATTCTACATGGGATACTCACATGTCCGGTGTAATTCGCCCACACCAACGTTACCTGACCTGACGGACTCCGACTTTCCGTAGATGATTGAATCGTACAGGTCGTTGGGAAGAAATTCACCAGGGCAGATAGTAAATTGGGTTGAGTTAAAGGTTTAATCGTCATCCATCGCCTCTCCAGCTATGATCTCACGCGCTCCAAATGGATCAAGCGCCCATTCTGCAAAATCAATTCCACCATCGGAAGATATTTCTGCCTCATCCGCTTGTGATCTTAATAATGTAGCACGTTTTAATAATTCAGATGATTCTGCAGCTCCATTGGTTGAAATGTCCAATATTTTTATGACCTTCTGAACAAGCACTTCGTTGGATGCGATAGTTTCCAGAGCCAGAGCTGCTGCGCGCCTGATACCATTCTCCAACACAAGAAAAGCAGCAATTTCATCATCTGAAAAAATTTGATTCGTGCTTACTGTGTCGTTGCAGAGTAAACGTACTTTTCCAGCATCGGTAGAAATATCATAAGTCCAGGTCATTTAAACTCAATCGGGCGGGAATTTCACCCGCCCATTTTTTTATTTATGATCCGGTTTGTGCATACGCGAAGCGTGGATCCATTTGACCAGATCCATACACAGCGCGGACACGATACAGGATATTATCAGTGGAAAAATCTCCACTGAATGGGCTAAGAGCTCCACCGGCTACTGAAACTTTATCCGAGTTCTTCATGCAGATTTCGGGGGTTTCATTGCCACGTAGATACCCATATTCCATTGCAGCGCCTTGACTGGGATCAGCAAAGACGTACCATGTCGTGTTGCCTTTTCCGCCAACGTCCAAAACTGGCAGATAAGGATCGACATGCAACTGTAATCCCAACTGGGGGGTGATGTTAGCAGTAGGAACGGGGATTCCGCCACCGCCGCCAACTTCTGTCCATTGCATTAAAGCGCTGGTCAGAATTGCGCGGGCAGTATATTCCAGAGCGGGAGGAACTACCAGATGTTTACCCATGACCCCGATCGGTTCACCGTTCACATCCACCTGGGCGGCCATCAAAGCAAGGGTTGTTTGCAGATTTGCAATGGTTAGTGGTAATGCACCGACATTAGTGATAGTTGCTCCATCAGCGGCATCAACAAGAGCTGCTCCAAATAGCAGGGCATTCGGACCAGTAGCTGAAGAGTAGGTTGATGTTGCCTGGAATGCTTCCGAGCGGATAGCAGCATTTGCGAAGCGTTCTGGAATATCAGAAAAAGCTCCCAGAACATCATTTACAATGGCTTC